AGAGAGAAAGCAGAAACAATGAAGTCATTTACTCAGTCTGCTATCGCCAACTTCGTCGCCAAGTTCCTCTCTGACAACGGGTCGGAGGAGCTGGTTGATGCATGGAACTCACAGGAGAACATCAAGGCCTTCAACATCGTCGCAATCAAGTCAACCAAGCGCAGCAGTGACAAGATCAAGGACCCGAACAAGCCCAAAAGGGGCAAGTCGGCCTACATCTTCTTCTGTGCCAAGAAAAGGGAGGAGGCCAAGGTCAACCTCGGCGACGGAGCCAAGGCGACCGAGGTGACATCCGAGCTGGGGAGGATGTGGAACGCTCTCAAGGCGAGCGACAAGAAGGCAGACAAGAAGCTTCTTGCCTCTCTTGAGGCCGAGGCGGCCGAAGACAAAGCTCGCTACAACGAAGCGATGGAGGATTATGTTGCTCCGTCCGACGAAGAGCTCTCTGCCATCGTGCCAGCCAAGAAGGTAAGAAAGACAAGCGACAAAGACCCCAACGCACCAAAGAAAGGCAAGTCGGCGTACATCTTCTTCTGCGCTGCCATACGTCCTCAAGTGAAGGAGGATCTTGGTGAGGAGGGCAAGTCGTCGATCATGGCAGAGCTCGGCAAGAGGTGGAAGGAGCTCAAGGATGACGACGAACGATCCGACGAGCTGGCCAAGTACACCAAGATGGCAGCTGACGACAAGGCTCGTTACGAGGAAGAAAAGTTGTTCGGCAAGTCGAACGAGTCCGACGAGGAGAAGCCCGCGAAAAAAGAGAAGAAACAAACTAAGAAGGTCGAGGTAGAGGATATCGAGACCGACGACGAGCAGAAGCCGGCACCTAAGAAGAAGATTGAAGGCGAGAAGAAGCCCAAGACAGGTTACGCTTACTTCTGCAGTCACAACCGTGAAGGAGTCAAGACCGACAACCCCGAGATGAAAGCGCAAGACATCACTCGTGAGCTCGCTCGCTTGTGGAAGGAGCTGTCCAAGGACGAGCAGAAGGAGTGGAGCGACTCGGCTGCAGAGTTGTAAGCGGACGAACACACGAAGACCAATAAGACCGACGACAACGACAACTAGGTGAGTGACACACTTGTTAAACACTTGTGCAGGTAAAAGAACGACAACGACACCCACAAGGTGTCGTTTCTTAAACAGACCACCGACCGACACACGCCAAGGAGGCGAGGCAAAATAAACTTGATTTTTGAGACCAACTTGCCAGAGAGAAAGCAGAAACAATGAAGTCATTTACAATGGCTCACTTCGTCAAGGCAGATCAACTTCCAGAGGGACCCCCGACTTGGCTGGACCTTGTTCCGTCAGTCGTTTACGACAAATTCATCTCACCACATCTAACCATTCTGAACGAGACTTGTGTACAGCTTGCCAAGAGTCGGTGTGCTCAACCTAGCATCCGTATGCTATGGAGCTGCTTCCCTGCCAATATCACCGAGAAGGAAACGGAAGACGTGGTCAAGTGCGACGTCGACAAGTTGGAAGACGACTCGTGGAACGAGTATGACCCAGACGACGACTATGACCGAGATTACGACCAAGACTTCTCGGCGCAGTGGGAAGAGACACACTCTGATGGTGAGGACGACTGGTTTGACTAAACTAGCATGTGAAAGAAGATTCAACGACAACGACACCAACAAGGTGTCGTTTCTGAGCACTCGGAAACAACTCGACGAGCTGATGATCCTTGTTCAGGCGGGTGATTTAGAAGAAGTACAACGACATGTTGAGAAGATGCCTAGTGATTATCGACGGCCTGTGATCGAGTCATGTGTCGTCGCCTCATTCAAGATAGGAGCAAAAAATGAAATAGCAGCAAGCGAGATCAAGGCACTCAAGCTGCTGTATTTGTTTGAGTAACATTAGATACGTTACCACCTTCCAAAATTTTGTTCTGTAATTCTTTTGGAAGCGTTTCCTTTGGAGTCTCATCTATAAGATCTTTTTAAAATTTTTTTTATAAAATAAAAGTAACTATAACAAAATGTTATCTAATGCAAATAGATATTTTATATTTGTCAATCTTCAAAACAAATGGTTTACTATAGATCCCAATGTAGATCAAATTCTAAATTTCAAATTTCAAAATATACAACCAAATTATTTTGCAGCATGTTTAATTAAAGATAAAAACGGTAATAAAGGTATCGCTTTAATACCTAGTAAAATAGTAAAAAAAATTAATAATGGTTCATTATGGAATGATAAAGATACTAATATGTGTAATTTAATGATGTATGAGCACGAGTATGAGCACGAGTATGGTATTAGTTCACAATTTTCTCCGTCTGCCTCAACAACAAGAATTTTAAAAAAATTTGCAGGTAATATTTCAGAACACAGAGCTATCTTTTTAAAAAGTATATGTTCGGATTCAGGAGTTTGTATGGCTTTTGGAAAACAATCAGAAAAAATTAAACGACACTTTGATGGCTTTATTAATTTTAAATATGTTGATCCTAAGTCTGAGGTAAAGACTATTAGTGAAGACACTACTAATGGTTTCATAAAAGAAGTTACATATAAACGAGATGATTATATAGCAAATGCAGTCTTAAAATCATCAAGTAAAGTAAATTCTGATAATCTTTTATATGAATATCTGGTTGGTCAATATATAAATAAAAAATGTCGTGTCTTTCCTTGTTTTGTTGAAACATATGGATGGTATCAATATAACACAGAGACAACTTGGAAATATATTAAGAATGAAAATGAAATATATGCGGACGATTTAAAATCTGGTCTTGTTCTTACTAGTGGAAATGTAGCATTGCAAAAATATCGTGAAGAGGGTCATCATACTTGCTTTAAAAACAAAAGACTTGGTGAAGAGAAAGATTGTAATGAAATAGATTACTTTCTTAAACTTGCATGTGAAAAATCAAAACATTTAGCTATTTTAATACAACATATAAAAGATGCATACACGTTGGGTGCTATTATAAGCTTAAATAATCGTGAAAATCCTGATTATGCAAATTTTGCTTATACAGATCTCCTTAATGTATTGTACCAGATATATATGCCTTTATCAACTTTAAGAGAAGAATTTACTCATTATGATTTGCATATTAAAAATATTTTAATATACGAACCAGTTAAAGGAAAATACATTGATTACAAATATGTGTATCAAAATGGAGATACTGTCGAGTTTAAATGTAGATATATAGCAAAAATTATTGACTATGGACGATGCTTTTTTAAAGACGAATCGAATACAGAAATAACAGGATCTTCAAAATTGATATATGAGTCTATTTGTAATAATATTCAAGAATGTAATGGTTGTGGTGAAGATAAAGGATTTTTACATTTTGATGGACTCCATTCAGTTAAGTCAACTGTTCGTAATATAACTCATGATTTATTGTTATTATATCGTGTTAAAAAATTATTGAGACACCCTAAATTTTCTCCATATTACGGAAATTTCAAAGAACTTAATGATTCTTTAAATCTTATCTTTGAAAAATCAAATTATTATGGAAATGAAGAAACTCTTGAACAAGAAGAAGCTCTGGAACAAGAAGCTGTTAAAAAAGGTCTTAAAGCACCTCTTGAATTAAAATATGAATATGGATCACCAGAAAAATCATCAAGTGATTCAACAAAAATCAATAATGTAAAAGATCTTCACGATGAATTAAAAATACAAGTAATGAAATCTAAAAAGGCAAATGATATGTCTTATGACGATAGATTGTTGAAATATACTTCGCTTGGTATGTTAACTATTTATGAGTCTGGTATTCCTATGAAATTTACTCCTCATCCTCCGACTGTTTAAATTTCATCTTATATTTGTAAAATAAAATATGTAGAAGAAAATTTATTCTAAAATAAATGGAGTATACTCAGGTAGAAGAGATAGTCTTGTCAAAACATTTCCTAAAGAAACTGAATCTAATTTTACCGTGTCAGTGACAGAATATTTTAGATCTGCAAGATTTCTAGGTACTACTGTGTCTTCACAACTAATATAAAGACCTTCCGATCGAGCACTATCAGATATTTCATGATATTCTGCTTTAAATACCTGTAGTAAAGAAATATCTAATCCCTTGTGAATAAAAAATCTTGATAACATACATGGTATAACACCTTCCTGATCAGTATCTGCTAAATCTTTTATTGATAATTTATTGATAAAAAAACAAGTTAAAATACCAGTTTGATTTCTTATTAAATTGTCTGGTTGCCCAACAGATTGCGAAATAAATTGTTGATTAGTTCTTAAACTTTCTTGGTAATACTCATGCATTTTTACACTTGTTAAACGTTCAAAACATAACTGCAAGCGTTGAAATATTTCAATATGTACACCCCTTTCTAATGATTGGTCTAAACAAGTTAATATAAACTCTATTAAGACGGAAGAAATACTAATTGATATTACACCATCAAAAGAAAAGATAAACAATTTTTGTGTTTTTATTAATTTACTTATACTATATAACATACTTTGAACACAGAATCCTATATCAATAAAAGGCATTTGAACAACTAAACCGTTATAATTTAAAGGTGATATAGGTTGTGTTATGAAAATAAAATAATTTAAAGGTGATATAGGTTGTGTTATGAAAATAAAATTATATTCTGAAGTTGTTCTACCAATGCTATTTGAACCGCCTTTCATAAAAAATTTGTTCATTTCAAGAACTATAAATGATTTACCATCTTTTGTTTCAATATTGAGATTAAATTTATCAGTATGTTTTGCCATTAGACATCCTCCAACTTCATAAGAAATCGATGGATTCTTAACTAGTGTGTCAATAAAATTAATAACTTCGCTCTCTATTTTTATGTTTAACTGTTCGGCTTTTACAAATCCTAATATTTTGTCTGACAATCGTCTAAATAATTGGATATTGTAGTCTACATCACTTGATGGTGATTGTTGATTAAAAATCATAGATATTATTGATTTATCAAACGTTAATAACTCAGTAGAATCAGTTTGTGTTATTTTTTCTACAGCAAATCCATTTTTGATATACAATGTTGCAGCTGCTATATTATCAGGTATCACATATAACCAAAAATTTCTATTAGATAGTTTAACTGCATTTCCTATCAATACATTTCCAACACCTCGTCCTCTTTTTTCTGAAAATATACAGACATCATATATTTCAATATATGAAGAAGGAGCATCTTTTAAAAAGCAATAGCTCGATATTGAGTTTAAAAAATTAACAGTTTTCATATACTCGTACACAACTGGTAATCTATAATCAATAACTTTTCCAGATCTATCAGTTTGAATAATATCAAAAAATGTTCCTTCTACAGTTAATAAAAAAAGTAAATAAGGTACACTGGTTGCAAATGAAACATTTCCTTCTGATCCACATTTTTTGACAGAATTTTGTTTTTGTTCAAAAATCAAACGAGTTATAGTATTAATTATTACATTTTCATCTGGATTTGAATACTCGAGACATATAAATTTGTCTCTAACTAAAGCTGGAGAATTTAATATCATTTATATTTATTAAATATAAATTATTTGTAATAAATTTAGTAAGTCATTTTGCATCAATTTTTTGTCTTACTATAGTTATACTATTTCAAGTATGACAATTATTTCTATTTTATTAGATTAAATTCATAACTCATATCTAAATATGTAAAAGAGTTGACTGACAATTTCTTAAGAAAACATAACTTCTCTGCATAATGGGCATTTGGAATCACGAGCAATTATTTTAACAATGCACGATTCGCATGTAACATGTAAATTATGACATGGCCACTCTAAAACGTCGCCTTCTTGTAAACACACTACACATTCACCAGTTGATTGTGATAGTGAAGGAATTGGACGAGGGATAGGTGACCACGCAATACGAATGCATTCATCTAATACACTCTCTTGAGTGGTGAATATTCTTTCTCCATTTTCGTAGCCCAAACAAGGAGAAATAATCTTTCTTCCAGTTTGAGATTTCATTTCGAGACGTATAAGTGTCGTATCTTCAAACGGAACAACATGAAACATAATTCTTTCAATTTTTTGATCGTTTAATTCACGTATCGGAGAGTCGTATGGAAAAAGTACTTCAAAGTACGTATCTTCCAGACCGGCCGCAAAAAATTCAAAGCCTTCTTTTTGTAATATTCCAACAAGAAATCGGTGCAATTCATCCGTAACCGCAAGACAATTGTTTTCCATTTTCTACTTTTTTATCAAATATTACTTTAATAATTCAATTTTATTATGTTTAATCAATCCATACATATGTATGGATTATAAATATTTTAGTATAACAGTTGTAATTCATCTATGCAAAAATACGAGACCTACTTTTTACACTCTATTAATAAATCAAAAAAATAGATTAAACTAAACACGTAAACTCAATCCATAATCTATACACTCTATAGAGGAAACAACTCATGTTGCCGAAAAAGTTTTGGAAGAAGAAGAATATGAAGAAGATGGTGATTATTATATTCATTACTATGACTATTATCTTGATGATGAAGAAGACTATTTAACGTGATTTTAGTAAATTCATACTATTAGTATGAATTTTTCATCAATATATAGACAAAATATTTTTTTGTGATCAAAAAACTTTCTTTAGAACTAAATTCTAAAAAGTTCGGAGGAGGAGGAAGAAAATAAAAAGATAATCGAAAGGAAATTTTCTACGATTTTTTGAAATTATTTAGAAAACAAAAGAAATAAAAATCAAAAGTTTTTCCTCCGCCAAACTTTTTTCTTCCGAACTCCAAAATCATTTTTGCAGAAAATGATACTTTTATGATCAAAAAATTAGATTTTTTACCGATAAAAAAGTATTCGACCGAATAAATTTTGCGCGTCGTTTACAAATCCGGAAGGAGATAAAAAAGTGATTTGTTTTTTGAAAAAAGCGCCCAAAAAATATTTCCTCTCTCTCATTTTTTGTGTTTGAGTAAAAAAAATAAATAGTATGAAATGTTCAGATAAAATGGAATACAAATCTATTTTTTTCTAGAATTTATTGGAAAATCCAGAAAATTCTAAATTAATATAAATAAATGTTTGTTTTACTATAAATGGAATGTGAATACTGTAAACAGGTTCTGAAAACACCAGCAGCATTGAAAAAGCATCAAAATACAGCAAAATATTGTCTGTCCAAACAAAATAAAGCTCCTCCAGAAGAACACTTATGTTTTTTTTGCAGTACAATGTTTACAGTAAAATCTTCTTTGAATAGTCATTTAAAAATATGTAAAGCAAACACTCCTGTAATTCAAGATCAACTTCATTTATTTGATAAATGTAAAAAAGACTTAGAATCATCTCTTCTTCGTGAAAAAGAACTTATCACGTCATATGAAAAGAAAATAACAAAAATTTGCATTGATCACGAAAAAAATATCGAAGATTTGAAAAAAGAAATAAAAGATTACAAAGATAAAATGTTCATTTTAGCTTCTAAACCTACACATAATAACATTAACAATAATATTGGTAACACTAAAACAACCACAAAGACCCAGAATTTAATAATATCTGACTGGCGTCCAGAGGTTATACAAGATAAGGTAGAAGATAATTTTAAACTTGAACATATAGAGGATGGTATTAAAGGCGTAGCCAGATTTACAACTAAATATATCACACAGGAAAATAATGGAATTAAAACTTATCACTGTACTGATAGTAACAGGGAAGTTTTTATGTACAAAGATACAGACGGAGTTATTCAAAAAGACATTAAAGCTAGAAAGTTAAAAGATGCTATCAAAGAACCTATATTAAAAAAGACGGCTGAATTATCAACAGATGAATGTCATCGTCTAATGGATCTTATATCGAGTTCTAAAGGAAATAATGATGTTGTTGAGATTAGTAATATCAAGATGGCTATTCTAACAAAGAAAACTCAAGAAATACGTGATATTGATGATGGATCGTTTTCAAAGGAAATGGCTGTTTTGTGCGTATAGAAATTTTTCAAAAAAAATTGAAATTTTCTTATGAAATATAGAACTTAAAAATAACTTGAGAACAATGAACTATGGTGAAAGGAATTTCAAGGATAGCGAATCTTTTATGGTTAATGAAGATGGGAATATTGCATTCTGTACACCAAGAAGTACGTGGTTAGAAGTAGCGAAGCATGGTTTGGATCTAGACACGTATTTTTATTTTCAAACACATAGTCCTACAATTCCTTTTGATTTTAAGCCTTCTCTTCGCCGATGTAAGAAAGAAAAGGAAGGCTTAAACGACGATGACAGATGTGAATCGTGCAAAGAGCCTTTCGACACAATTACATTTCAAAGAAAAAATGAATATGGAAATGAAGCAGTTTGTTCAAGTTGTGCCTATATTGGTCGTATTAATCGTTTAGAAAGAGCCTTAAATTTGGAAGATATTAACAATCATTTAGTAAAAGTTGAAAATTTACTGTATCACTTAACTAGAACTAGTAACCAGATAGTTTCACCAAAGTGGATTTTACCACGTTTCACAGTTATTGTATACAATTGGAAAATAGGCATAGGTATGTATCAGATCTATACATTGAGAAATATATCTATTGATTGGTGGTATCTTGATGATATTGATGTTATTGATGTAACAAATGTTGTTACTATTTTACGGATGATACGAGATGAACTTAAGCTTAATATTAAAAGACTAAATTGGTAGGTATTATCAATCCATACATAAAAATATGTATGGATTGCTCAAACATAATAAAATTGAATTATTTTTAAAAAACATAGAGTAAAATAAGTTTCCATAACAATGAAAAGTGAAAGAAATTTTAAGGATAGCGAATCTTTTATGACTAAGGAAGATGGACGTATTGCATTCTGTACAGCAAGAAAAACTTGGTTAGACATAACAAAGCACGGTTTGCCTTTGGACGACTATTTCTTTTTTCAAACACATAGTCCTACAATTTCATTTGATTTTAAGCCTTCTCTTCGCCGATGTAAGAAAGAAAAGGAAGGCTTAAACGACGATGACAGATGTGAATCTTGTAAAAAGCCTTTTGATACAATCACATTTCAAAGAAAAAATAAAGATTGTAAAGAAGCAGTATGTTCAAGTTGTGTTTATCCTAGTAAAATACAGCTATTTGAGATGTCAAAAATTCTGAAGAGTCTGATCAATCATTTAGAAGAAGTCAATGCGTTACTTTATCTTTTGGATTATGTCCCGAATGACTATGAAGTATCTGTGACTTGTATTTTGCCATACCTCGGACTTGTTATGAACAGCTGGAAAATAGATACAGGAGTTTACGAAATGTATCAATTGAGAAAAATATCGAATGTTTGGCCTCTTGATGATCTTAATCTTATAAATGTACTAGATGTTGTTATTATTTTGCGAAAGTTGCAAGACAAGCTTAAGCTTACTATTAGAGATATTAGTGTAAAAAGTAGACCTCGTATTTTTGCATAGATGAGTTACAACTGTTATACTAAAATATTTATAATCCATACATATGTATGGATTAATAAAAAATCGATTTTTCAAAAGTAAGTATTAATAAAATTAGTAGAAAATGGAACACAATTGTCTTGACGCTACAGATAATTTACACAGATTTCTTGTCAGAAGATTACCAAAAGAAGGATTTGAATTTTTTGCGGCCGATTTGGAAGATACTTACTTTGAAGCACTTTTTCCATATGACTCTCCGATACGTCAATTAAACCATCAAAAAATTGAAAGAATAATGTTTCATATTGTTCCGTTTGAAGACACTACATGTATACGTATTGAAATGAAATCTCAAACAGGACAAATGATTATTTCTCCTTGTTTAGGATACGAACATGGAGAAAGAATATTCACCACTCAAGAAAGTGTATTGGAAGAATGCATTCGTCTTGCGTGGTCACCTATTGCTCATCCAATTCTTCCACTCTTACAATCAAAGGGTGAATGTGTAGTGTGTTTACAAGAAGGTGACGTTTTAGAGTGGCCGTGCCATAATTCACATATTACATGTGAATCGTGCATTTGTAAAATTATTGCTCGTGATTCCAAGTGCCCATTATGCAGAGAAGTTATGTTTTCTTAAGAAATTGTCAGTCAACTCTTTTACATATTTAGATATGAGTTATGAATTTAATCTAATAAAATAGAAATAATTGTCATACTTGAAATAGTTATACTATTTCAAGTTTATAGTTCTTAAAAGAATAAATGGAACTTATTTAAATTTATTCTGATTAAAATCAAGCATAAGATATAATTCTTTTATAGATTCCGATATGTCATTATCTGTGCTTTCATTATTAAGGAGAAAACATTTTTGTAAGGCATTTTTAGAAATTGAATCTATATCTTGTATCATATCAATAACTTGTAAGAATTCATCCCTTGTTAGATCGCGACCTCCTCTGTAATGCCGACCAGGATGAAAAGCAAAGTTTTGAGTAATTATGTTGTACAATAACTTTCCATAAGCAAGAATTTCTAAATGTTTATTTTCCAAATCCCTACTAATAGTACGAGACTCGCTAAAATCAAATATCCTCAAGTTACCATCCTTATCGACCCCAATGTTTTCTTGTTTTAAATCTCCCCATAATATACCCATATTATTTATTTCAACTATTGTATTTAGTAACCTTCGTAAATTATTAAAGTCAAAAGAATGCATATTAAGCAATACACCTTTTTTAACACGATTCTCAAGAGAATATTTAGTGTCAAGAGCTTCGCCGGTATTATAGTCTGGATGCAATTTTATAGTATCTAATTTTTCCATAGCTACTAATGTTCCTAGTCTATCTATTTCCTCTGGTAATTTATAATTTTCAGTTTTGTAAAGTACTCGCACAACTCCAATACCTTGTACTTTCATTAAAATGTTGTATTCATGTTTTTTCATAAGTTTGTATATAACAGGATTGCCACGTAAAGAACCATTCCACACTGGATCATGTGAAGCTCCTCCAAATATTCTATCAGATAAAATAATATCATCGGGTTCAAAAGGAGAAAATGTCATAGGTGCATCGCGCTTATCTTGTTGTGTTGAGACTAAAGGTTTAATCTCATCAGTTGCTGTATCTTTTGGTTTATTAATTTCATGATATTTAGAAAAGAGTGGTTGTGTTATTGGTTCCATATCTATACAATACATTGGTTCACCACCCCCCTGTTCTTCTTCCTTTCCTGCAACTTCTATCTTGTCAAAATCAAGCACCTCTTTTAAGAATTTTCTATATACTTGAGAGTGTAAATCACCAGCATATATTATTATATTATGTGCTTTATCCGGTTGATCGGTTGCTTGTTTATATGCTTTTTCTTTCATTTCTGACATATTAAATGTTTTAAATATACGTAAAATAGTATATAAGTCTGCATAAATAGCTCCAATTTGAGCTAAAGAAATCAATATGTTTCTAAAAGAAATTACAAATAATCTATCTGACAAAATAGACGAAATATTATCATTTAAAATTAAAATAACCTTAACATTTGCATTCAAGACGTTTTTTTGTTTCATTACTTTTTCAATAATTTCTTTTTCAAAAAAATGTAAGATCTTATCTTTCATTTTTGGGTCATATTTTTTTAATCTTTCTATTTCTTTCGTAATATGATAAGAATTATACATATGTTGCACCCAAATTCTGTTAAATTCTTGTTCATCTTCTTGAGATAAATAATCATTCATAAAATTTTTAACTATTGGCTCTTCCATAAATAATTTTAGTTTTTTAATTACTGAATCAGGTGAAAATGAAAATTCTTCTAAGATAATCGATAATTTATTAACAAAATAATCTATGTTAGTAGAACCAGTCAAAATTCCTTGTTTATCTAAAACTCTAATATCAAAATAATGTATTCGTGCAAGACTACAAACTTCAGTACGACTGTCTCTTTGAAGACACTCTTGAAAATTTTTTAGTAACTTATTCATACGAAAATTATATCGAAAAGGCTTAAAATCTTTGTGATATTTTCCTTCTTTCTTAGGTACTATAGGAAATTCAATAAAAATATCAAGAAAAACATCTGTTGTTCGAATAAACTCTGATAAAAAATATTCTACTCTCATCTTTTTTGAATTTGGTTTATCCCACGTTTCTTTAGTTGATTCATTTCCAAATCTTGTGTCACAATCAACAATATCAGAATGATATTCTCCAAAAATATATATCATTTTGTCATATTTTTTACTATGGTGAACGGTAAGATTTTTTGGTCCACCAATAAATCTGGGCATAGGTATATCTTTCTCAAAATGATTACATATAAGATTCATTAACACTTTTTTACCTTCATTTCCGTCACGATGTGTGAGTGAAGTAAGAAGAAATTTTTCCTTTATAATATCACTTGCTGAATCAAGAATATTAGTGTTATACGTTGTTGTAAGTTTATCACATATATATGATACTTTATCTTCTTTTTGTGTACATATATCTCTACATAAGTCAGTTGGTAAAATTGTAAGAAGTTCCTTCGAAATATTTTTAAAATTGCACAAGTTTATAATATCTTTTACTTGTGCAATCATAGGAATATAACCACTTTCTGATTTTATAGCAATATCATAATAATCTGGAAACATCTTTTTAAAACCAATTCTTTCATAATATTTTACAAGATTACCAATACTCTGTCTACTATCCATATCTATTATTACTCCAGCCGCTTCTAATATAATATTAGAAGAATTTTTTATAAGGCCTGCTTTTATTGCTTTGCATATACAACATAACAACATTCCATAAGAAATACCTTTGAGTTGTTTCAAAAATAAAAATCTTTTTGTATCTAATTTGTGTTCTGTTAGCTTATTATAAAATCCATTTAAAAACCCATCATAACCATCTTTGTAATAAACAGCTAATTTAGGATTGTCGTCGTAATCATACTTATATTCATAATCTTCAAAAATTGTCTTAGAATAAAAAGTTATAGTAACAGATGCTAACGATTGTATATTTATCTTACCTCCAGTTAATTTACCAGAAGTGTTTAATTTTTCAATGTAATCAGTAAATTCTGTATTATTTCCTTTATACATAAGAGTTGCTCTATATACTATTGTTTTATCTTGTTTTGTTTCATCTATATTAATATCAAAATCATCGCTCATTTATAAATAATTAAATATTTAATTTTATTTAATATTTTGAAAAACAACATCTTTTTTTGATGTTGTTTTTTGCGGAAACGCATTTAAAAATACAAAAATAACTTTATTTACACAGAATTATTAATACTCATATAGTAGTTCAGTTGACGTTCAGTTGACGTTCAAGTCTTCTTTTACCTGCTAGTTGACGTAAAACAAGTCGTCCTCGCCATCAGAGTATGGTTCTTCCAACTGAGCTGAGAAGTCTAGATCGTACTCTCGATCGTAGTTGTAGTTCAATGACTCAAAGTTTTATTATTAAAACCTTTTACACCTTTGCACACTTAAAACGCCGAATTTTTAATAAATAAAATTATTTAAAAAGATATTAATATAATATATTAACAATGAATAGTAAGAAGTCTATATTGATTTGTTCTTTAAAGGTTTGAATTATTACGATGTAAATCGGTTACGCTATATGCAAAATAATTCTTTTTTATACCTTATAAAACTTCATATCTATTTCAAGATAGGTTATAACCAAATTTTTACTACCTCGGCATTTTAAATGTGCAAAGGTGTAAAATAAGATCAATGTTATTCATCTTCGACACGGTCAACTTGAGTGTCCCAATCTCGCTTGCTAGCCAAGCGACTATTTCATTTTTTGCGCCTCGCTTGAATGAGCCGACGACACATGACTCGATCAAAGGCCGCCTGCAATCACTAGGAATCGACTCGACATGTTGTTGTACTTCTTCTAGATCACCAGCCTGAACAAGGCTCATCAGCTCGTCGAGTTGTTTCCCAAAGGACTTCATTGTTTCTGCTTTTTCTTCACCTAGTTGACCTAAAAAATCATTTTTTTGACTTGCTCAGAAACGACACCTTGTTGGTGTCGTTGTCGTCGAATCTTTTTTCACTTGCTAGTTGTCGTCAAACCAGTCGTCCTCGCCATCGGAGTGTGGCTCTTCCCATTGCGCCGAGAAGTCTGGATTGTACTCTCGGTCGTAGTCGTCGTCTGGGTCGTACTCATTCCATGAGTCGTCTTCAGACTTGTCGACTTCGCATTTGGCCACGTCTTCCGTTTCCTTCTCTGTGATGTTGGCAGGGAAGCATCCCCATAGCGGTCGGATGCTAGGTTGAGCACACCGACTCTTGGCAAGCTGTACACACGTCTCGTTCAGAATGGTTAGATGTGGCGATATGAATTTGTCGTAGACGACCGACGGAACAAGGTCCAGCCAAGTCGGTGGTTCCTCTGGAAGTTGATCTGCCTTGACGAAGTAAGCCATTGTAAATGACTTCATTGTTTCTGCTTTCTTTCTGTCAAGTTGGTCTCAAAAATCGTTTTTTTTGCCTCGTCTCCTTGGCGTGTGTCAGTCAGTGGTCTGTTTAAGAAACGACACCTTGTGGGTGTCGTTGTCGTTGACTCTTCTTTTACCTGCACACAACAAAATGTGTCAAGTGTTTTTGCAAGTGTGTCACTTACCTAGTTGTCATTCGTCGGTCTTCGTGTGTCTTCGTGTGTCTTCCGCCTACAACTCAGCCGCCGAGTCGCTCCACTCCTTCTGCTCGTCTTTGGTCAGCTCCTTCCACAAACGAGCTAGCTCACGAGTGATGTCTTGTGCTTTCATCTCGGGGTTGTCGGTCTTGACTCCTTCTCGGTTGCAACTGCAGAAGTAAGCGTATCCTGTCTTGGGCTTCTTCTCGCCGGTCTCCTTTTTCTTTGCTTGTTTCTTGGGCTTCTCGTCGTCGTCGTCGGTTTCCTCTTCCTCCACCTCGGCCTTCTTTGCTTTCTTCTTGGGCTTCTCAACGGCCTCGGTCGACTTGTCCTTCTCGTCTTCGTAGCGAGCCTTGTCGTCGGCTGCCATCTTGGTGTACTCGGCTAGCTCGTCGGCTCGGTCGTCGTTCTCCTTGAGCTCCTTCCACCTCTTGCCAAGCTCAGCCATGATCGACAACTTGCCCTCCTCGCCAAGCTCCTCCTTGAGGAGAGGACGCATGGCAGCGCAGAAGAAGATGTAGGCCGACTTGCCCTTCTTCGGTGCATTGGGGTCCTTGTCGCTTGTCTTTCTCGTCTTCTTGACTGGCACGATGGCAGCGAGCTCTTCGTCCGACGGAGCAACGTAATCCTCCATCGCTTCGTTGTAGCGAGCCTTGTCTTTCGCTGCCTCGGCCTCTAGAGAGGCAAGAAGCTTTTTGTCGGCCTTCTTGTCGCTCGCCTTGAGAGCGTTCCACATCCTCCCAAGCTCGGATGTCACCTCGGTTGCCTTGGCTCCGTCGCCGAGGTTGGCCTTGGCTTCCTCCCGCTTCTTGGCACAGAAGAAGATGTAGGCTGACTTGCCACGCTTGGGCTTGTTCGGGTCCTTGATCTTGTCGCTGCTGCGCTTGGTTGACTTGATCTCGACGACGTTGAAGGCCTCGATGTTCTCTTGTGAGTTCCACATTTCCACCAGCTCCTCCGACCCGTTGTCAGAGAGGAACTTGGCGACGAACTTGGCGATAGCGAGCTGATTGAATGACTTCATTTTTTCTGCTTTTTCTCTGGGGAGTTGGTCTCAAAAATCAAATTTTTTTTTGGCTCGTGGGTATGTGTCGGTTGGTTGTCTGTGATCTGTGTAAGAAACGACACCCGCAATGTGTCATTGTAGTAGAGTTTATTAACTTATTTATTTAAGTTTGTCCGCTGCTAACTTAATATATTTTTTCAATTCGTCAATACGATTGTCGTCTGACTTGAGCTCTTTCCATAAAATTTCCAGAACATCTTTGTCAAGCTCGGTGACTTCTGTGTTGTCTTGACAAAAGAACATGTAAGCCAATTTCTCTTGTTGTTCAGCTCGAAACTTTTCTTTCTCAATACGAATTTTTCCCATGGCTGATTGGGCAAGAGAGTGACCCCTTTTAGTCGCTTCCCAGTACCAATAATCGGCAAAGACATCATTTTTTTCGATGTCAACTCCTTTGGAGTACATGACTCCCAACAAATATTGAGCGTCTGGATCTCCTTTTTTTGCAAGAAAGAATGTATTCTCAGTGTGAACGTTATCTCTGGTCATTTTGACTTTTCTTAGCTAGTTATCCTAAAAAATCAAATTTTAATAAAACAACATCTTTTTGATGTTGTTTTTTGTAGGCAACGCATGTAAAAATTACAAAGATAAAAATTATTTACACAGATGTATTACGACGCATATAGGTCAGTTGACGTTCAAGTTGTTCAATCTTTATTCTTTGAGATTCAATTTCTGCCGCTTGCATCTTGATTTTTTGTTCTTGCTCTTGTTGCTTCTTGAACTCAGCAGAAAAACGATCGCATATTTCTCTTAGTTCTTTTTCTGAATAGTGATATCTTCGAGCAGCCTCCTCAAAGCACTGAACTGCCTTTCCAGTATCTGGAATTCCAACTAGACCAAGATGCTTTAATATACCCATGGCAATCTTGGCGTCTCCAATAGCGTATGCATCACTAAAGTGCTTGTATGCAACTACCCAATTGTAACGAGATATGTACAACTTACCCAAGTGAAAATGAATAGATGATTTGTCATCAAATCGCAACCCCTGAGTAGTCAAGAGCTGTTCAAAAATATCTATGCTTTTCGTAGGATCTATAGACTCTAGCCATGTTGCTAACTTGAACTTGCATACAAAATCACCTAACGCAGCTCCTTTTTCTAGGAGCTGTCCTGTTTGCCAATAATCTGAGTCGTCTGCTTGCCAAAGAG